AGTTTTTGGTGTACTGCAGCTGCCTTATCTCCTCTGGGCTAGTGCATACTTCGAGACGTTTTGTTATCTCGCCTAACACTGAAGTATCTAGAATCATCCTCCTGGATGCAAGCCTAGTATACACTGCAGCTGCGGATGCTAGATGTGAACTACCACCAACAGCGGCCAAGACACTGCATGTGATCCCAACGGCAACGTTCGACATCATAGCAGCAAACCTGGATGCATCGGATGACTGTATGACACCTCCTGATAGAAGGGCTTCTGTGCTTATCCTGTAAAAAAAGGCATCCTTGTCCGGCCTTTTGAGCATATCAATCTGGGTTGTCCGTCCATATTCACCGCATATGTGCTCTGCATCATTGAGCATTATTCTAGAGTCTGGGTCAGTGATTGATATCTCCCGATCTTTGAGTTCCCCATTCTTTGGATGGTTCATGAAATATGGTCTGTTGGCATAGAAGAAACGTACAGAAGGCCATAGGCTAGACAGGTATGGATCAAGGCCTTGTTTAAGGATCATCTCAGCTACGGTTCCCTTTTCAAGCTCACCTCGCATGTTGATGCGGCCAGAGTGTCGAACAGTAAGGTGGTCAGACATATTCCGTGCTTTCCCACCTCTAGAAAACGATCTATCAAATCGGGACGGAGAACCCTGTAGCGTGAGTGCATGTGCTGAGGCCATTGAGCCAAACACAGACCAGCCGAACTTCCCTCCTGTATCAAGGCTGCATGATGCGCGTATCGATGCCCGAATTTCATGGTAGCCTATTTCGGCCCTGGTGATAAGCTCATATTGGGACATGAGGTCGGTGGTTCTGACATCAAGACTGCCATGTAGATCCTTATACTCATCTGCCAACGCTATGACACAGTCAGTGAAATGCTTGGTGGTGTCGGCCAGGTCTGAGGGTACCCAAACTTGCCAATAGGCCTCTAATTGTGAGAAAGCCCTCGGAAGTCCTAGAATTGGGCATCGGTCACGGTATTGGTCACGGTGTGTCCATTGTGTCAGAGCACTGTGCAAGCTTTCTAAGTACAGTATGCACGCAGCTGTTTTTGGAGGCTTGAATTTCTTGGCCATTGCATCAAAGGGGGGGCTTGGCGAACTGAGTGCTGCCGACAGATGCCTGCAGGTTATGAAGTTTGCTCCGGAAGCCCAGGTAGAACTCACAGCAGTCAGTGCTAACTTCTGCCAAGCCCAGTATATTTCGTTAACATTCGATCGCGTGGCATTCATCATTGTGAGCATGGTAAACAAAGTGAGTTTTAGCCTTCTGGGAGCCATGCCGGCAAGCTCCATCTCTTGTGATCTCATTCTCTGTCTTGGCCATAGATACAGTTTCTCGTTGCTTTCAGGGTTCAGGCACATCCCTCCTATCACATTGAATCCTGATATGCCAAACCAATCTATACGATAGCCTCTTGGATCGGTGACTGGATCCCTAACCCTGTAGAAAAGAATAACCTTATCTTTGTATATCAGCTTACTTTTCCAAAT